GAGGGAATCCCCGCGACTACCCGGACTGGGGAGCCTGCAACGCCATCGACGGGTTCTACGTCGCGCTCACGACCTACGCCGGTCTCATCCACCGCTCCTACCCGGACGGCCAGCACGGTCTCAGTTCGGACCTGGTCCGCTCCCACGGCATCCGGCTCATCCACGGGGTCAAGGACGTGGAGACGCTGCGGATGCTCCAGTGGTGCTACGACACCTGGGCGGAGGCGACCGTGACGGAGGGCAATCTGCGCGAGACGTCCATCCGCGAGGACGGCGTCGGCGGGATGCGCGAGGGCGAGCGCATCACATGATTTCGATACTCGTGCCGTTCCGCACGGACAGCAAGACCGACGCGCGCATCGCCGCCTGGGAGTGGATTCGCCAGCGGTGGTCGGTGCTTCTTCCCGGTGCCGAGATTGTGATGGGGGACGACACCGGAGGGCACCCGTTCTCGAAGACCGTGGCGGTCAACGACGCGTATCGGAAGTCGCGCGGCGAGATGCTCATCCTCGCCGATGCCGACTCCTGGGTGGAGGCTCACGCGCTGGAGCAGGCGATTGCGATGGCCGCGCGACGGGAGCGGCTCGTCATGCCGTGGATTCAGTCCTACCGATTCTCGAAGGCAAACTCCGCCGCAATCATGGCGGCCGACCCGAAGGGACCGCTGCCGGTCACGGCGGAGATGCGGAAGCAGGGCAAGGAGGACGCGCCCTCCCCGGCCACGGCGGCGATGGTCGCGGTCCTGCAACGCCGGGCGTTCGAGCGCGTCGGCGGGATGGACCCGCGCTTCCGGGGCTGGGGTTCGGAGGACGTGAGCTTCGGCCTGGCCTGCTGGACGATGCTCGGCCGGAACGCGTTCATCCTCGGCGAGGCGTACGCGCTGTACCACCCGCGACCGCTGAACGACGGGAACATGCGGGTGTGGAAGAAGGACCCAGGCAGCCTGAACTTCGCGCTGTGGCACCGCTACAAGCACGCGCAGGGTCGGCCGGAGGAGATGGTCTCGCTGTGTCGCGAACACTCGCTGGGCTTCCCGGTCGAGCCGTCGCCGGAGCTTTCGCCCGACGACCTGGTGCTGCTCCCGGACGAGGAAGACGCGCCGGTGGATACCGCCCCCATCGTGCGCGAAGCTCAGGGCGGCACACACATCGGGGATAGGATTCAGCTGTGAGAGCACTCATCGTCGGCATCAACGGTCAGGACGGTTCGTACCTCGCTGAGCTTCTCCTGGACAAGGGCTACGAGGTCCACGGAACCGTGCGCCGGTCGAGCCATCCGAACCTGCAACGACTGGAGACGACGCGCGACCGGCTGAACCTGCACTGGGCGGACCTCACGGATGCGTCCTCGCTCGCGTCTGCCATCGACGCGTCGATGCCGGACGAGGTCTACAACCTGGGCGCGATGAGTGACGTCCGGGTCTCGTTCGATACGCCGGTCTACGCGGGGAACGTCACCGGCGTCGGCGCTGTCCGGCTCCTGGACCTGGTCTGGCGGCTCCGGCCCGGCGCGAAGTTCTACCAGGCGGGGTCGTCTGAGATGTTCGGGATGAACCCGGACGTGCCGACGAACGAGGCGAGCACGTTCTGTCCGGGGTCGCCGTACGCGGCGGCGAAGGTCTACGCGCACCACGTCGCCCAGAACTACCGGGACGGTTACGGCATGTTCGTCGCGACCGGCATCCTGTTCAACCACGAGTCGCCACGGCGCGGGGTCGAGTTCGTGACGCGGAAGATTACGCGGGCGGTCGCGGCCATCGACGCGGGACGAGCGACCCGCGTCAGCCTCGGCTCCCTCGAATCCCGGCGGGACTGGGGCCACGCCAAGGACTACGTCGAGGCGATGTGGCTGATGCTCCAGACGGAGACGCCAGCGGACTTCGTCGTCGCGACCGGCGAGGCGCACTCGGTGCAGGAGTTCGCGGAGATAGCGTTCGGTCATGTCGGACTAGATTGGAAGGAGCACGTCGTGAGCGACCCGAACATGAAGCGCCCGCTTGACCCACCGGTGCTCCTGGGAGATGCGACCAAGGCGGGGATTGTCCTCGGCTGGGAACCGACGGCCGGGTTCAAGGAGCTTGTGACCGAGATGGTCGACGCCGACATGGCCGACCTGACATGAGGGTCATGGTCACCGGCGGCAACGGGTTCCTCGGCCGTTACGTCGTCCGCGAACTAGAGGCCAACGGCCACGACGTCTTCGCCCCGTCCTCGAAGGACTACGACCTGACCACAGACGACGGCCTCGCTCAGGTGTTCCGCGAGCCGGTCGACGGTCTCATCCACCTGGCCGCAGTCGTCGGCGGTATCGGCGCGAACGGCGACCATCCGGGGAGGTTCTTCTACGAGAACGCGCTGATGGGCATCAGGCTCATCGACACCGCGACGGCGCACAGCATCAAGAAGGTGCTGACCGTCGGGACCGCGTGCAGCTACCCGGCGTTCGGTCCCATCCCGCAGATGGAGGAAGACTTCTGGCACGGATACCCGGCGCGCGCGACGGCGCCCTACGCGATGGCGAAGAAGATGCTGCTGGTGCAGCAGCAGGCGTATCGCAAGGAGTACGGGCTGCACGCGGCCTACGTCATCCTCGCGAATCTGTACGGGCCGGGGGATAACTTCGACCTGGCGACGGGCCACGTCGTCCCGTCGGTCATCCGCAAGGTGCAGCTGGCGCGCGACGAGAAACGCTACGAGGCGATTATGTGGGGCACGGGGATGGCGACCCGCGACTTCTTGTACGTCGAGGACGCGGCGCGCGGTATCCGGCTGGCGTTCGAGAACTACGATGAACCGGACCCGCTGAACCTCGGCAGCGGTGTGGAGGTTCCCGTCTACGGCTTGGTCGACACGGTCACGATGCTGATGGGATACAGCGGCGTCATCACCTGGGACCACTCCCGTCCTGACGGCCAGCTGCGCCGCTGCCTGGACATCACGAAGGCGAAGGACAAGCTGGACTGGGAGCCGCTCGTGGACCTGGAGGAAGGGCTGTCACGCACCATCGAGTGGTGGAAGCTGCAACCGAAGTGATTAGCCTCTGCGTCCCGACCCGCGCCCGGCCTGAACGGTTCGCTCACATGGTGGCCTCCGCCATGAGGACGGCCGCCGGACCCATCGAGGTCGTGGCCTACCAGGACGAGGACGACCACCCGTACGCGCCGCTACCCGGCGTCACCTACGTGCGGGGTCCGCGCCAGCTGACGGACGAAGGGCTGGTCCAGATGGCCGGGCTGTGGACGCGCGCCTGGGAGGCGGCGACCGGGGACATCGCGATGCTCGCGGCCGACGACATCGTCTTCGAGACCGACGGCTGGGACCTCCGCGTGGAGGCGGCCTTCCGCACCGTGGGCGACCGCATCGTGATGGTCTGCACGAGCAACGGCCAGGACGACCGGCCGCTCCTGCCGTTCGTCTCGCGCGAGTGGATAGACGCGGTGGGCTTCACGCCGGACGACCTCCAGGGCTGGTTCGCGGACGAGCACATCTGGTCGATGGCGGCGGAGGTCGGCCGGGCCATCTTCCTGAACGACGTGATGATTCGGCACAACCAGTTCGGTCTGGACCGGACCTACATCGAGGGCCAGCAGGCGCGGGCGCGCGTGGGCGGGCTGAAGGCGATGCGCCGGACCTTCTACGAGGCGGGTGCTGTCGCTCGGCGCGACGTGCTGGTCGAGAAGCTCCGCGCCGCGATGCAGTCGACCGACCGGCTGGAGCCGGTCCCGAAGCCGCGCTGGTACACCGACTCCCTGGAGATGGCGGCCGCCGCGCGCGAGCACACGAGGCTGATGCGCGAGGAGACGCTCGTCGTCGTCCACTGCTACGCCGGGGACCGGGCCATCGTGAAGAACGCGATGCCGCTGTTCCAGCACCACGGCGCCCCGGTCCTCGTGCTCTCCCCGTCGAACGCGCCTGTTCGATTCCGCCAGCCTGGGGTCACCTGCCGGTCGGCGGGCAAGGCCGCGTACTTCGGACAGGATTCGCTCGACCGCGAGCGGGCGCATCTGGAGTTGCTCCTGGAACAGCCGCAGCGGTTCTTCCTGCTGAACGACGCTGACTCCGTGTGCCTGTCCCCGACGATTCCCCGCTATCTCTACGACGGGGCGGCCCAAGGCGTCGTCTACTCGAACGAGGTCTTGGACTGGCGCGAGCACGCCAGCCCGTATCCCAAGATTGCGATGCAGCCGCCGTACTTCCTGTCTCGCGAATCCATCGAGCGGATGCTCTCGGTGGCCGAGGGAATCACGGCGCATCCCATCACGCCGTACATCGACTGGTATCTCGTCGCGCTGGTGAGCGAGGCGGGCGTTCCCCACCAGAGCTACCCGGACGGCGCGAGCTTCCCGGCCTGGCGGCGGGGGCACATCCCGGAGACGCAAGAACTGGGCCACGACTTCGTCCACCGCAACGACCCGGAGGGCGGCATCCAGGGCGACGTGGCGATGCGCAGCCGGGTCATGGACGGGGCGGTCCTCATCCACTCGGTCAAGCACCCGGAGGTCTTGGCGGACCTCGTCGAAGCACACGCGGTCTGGCTCCGGCGCGGCTCCCCGCCTCCTGTTCCGGTCGACGCCGGGACGGCCGTCATCACCTTGGACGAGTTGGTGGCGGAGCGCGTCAGCGTGAGCGAGGGCGAAGGGATGGCCTTCGGAGATAGCGTGCGTGTCTAGACGGAGGGCGTAGACTGAGCGCCAGCCATGAGCCGGAGACAAGAGGGTGAGGCTGCACAAGAACTACCCGCTGGCTGAGTTCAAGGCATTACCGGACGAGAACGGCACCACTGGACGCTTCTCCGCAATCGTAAGCGTCTTCGGAAACGTCGACTTCCAAGGCGACAAGGTGATGGACGGCGCCTTCACGAAGTCAATCCAGAAGTGGCGGGATTCGGGCGACCCAATCCCCATCATCTGGTCGCACGACTGGGGCAACCCCGACGCCATCATCGGCTTCGCCGACCCCAACGATGTCGAGGAGGTCCACGCCGGACAGAAGGACGGAGAGGCTGGCGTCGGAGGTCTCCTCGTTCGCGGACAGCTGGACATCCACAAGCCGTTCGCGGCGCAGGTCTACGACCTCCTGAAGCGCCGCATCGTGAAGGAGTTCTCCTTCGCGTACGACGTCATCAAGGAGAAGCAAGGCGAGGACAAGGCGAACGAGCTTCACGTCCTGGACCTCATCGAGGCTGGCCCGACGCTGAAGGGTGCGAACGACCAGACGGAACTGCTCGGTGTGAAGGCTGGGCTGGAGAGCGCGGCCAAGCGACAGGACACGGTGCAGGCGTTGTCGGCTGCGCTGTTGGCCGACCCCGAACTGGCCCGGTCGTTCCTGCCGCCGCCGGAGGAGAAGCCCGCGCCGCCCGCGCCAGCGAAGGAGGACGACCCGCCCGTGGTTTCCTCCCCGGAGGAGACGGTCGTTCAGGTCATCGACCCCGACGGCATCAAGGCCGAGGTCGACGACGGAGAGTGGGACGGTAACGCAGCGATGCAAAGCTGCTCGTCCGCTGCGGATTACGCGAAGATTGCGTTCCGCCGGACGGGCGACTCGGACCCGGACACCGCCGCAGCGTGGGCGCTCCCACATCACTCCAGTCCCGGCGCTCCGCCGAACGTCCGTGGGGTCGGTTCCGCCATCGGCGCACTCAACGGCGCCAGGGGTGGAGAGCCTGGGCTGGCTGACCCAGGCGCCGCGCGGTCCCATCTCGAAGCGCACCAGAGCGCCATCGAGAACGCGAGCAAGGAGGAGAAGGTGGCGGAGGCAGGTTCGGTGACGCTGAAGGTTCACCTGGATACATCAGAGGTCGACGAGTACGTGACCGGTCTGAAGGCGGGGCGTGTCATCGGCGCGAAGGCGCTCTCGGACCTAAAGTCCCGCATCGATGCGTGGGCGGCCGAGGTCAACGGCACGCTGGCCGACGAGGAGAAGGCCTCGCCGATTGACGAGGCCGTCGTCACGGTCGCGCCGGACGTGGCCGAGTTCAACGCGAAACTCGCAGCCATCGCGGGTGAAGCGTGAACGTCAAGGCCTATCGGTTCCGCAACAGCTGGAAGCGGGTGAAGAACCGCCTGCGCTATCCGCCGCCGTTCTACAAGAAGGTCGGCGGTATCTCGGCCGTGGTCATCCGCAAGGACGGGACGCGCGAGGAACTGGGGACCGTGTCCGACGCCTACGCCAAGCGGTGGGGCGTGGGGGCTGGCACATGACCGACCCGAACGACCTGCTCAGCCAGCTGGCCTTGCAGCACGGGACCGACAAGGCGCGGGACCACTGGTACACGCCGCACTACCACCGGCGCTTCGACGCGCTCAGGGATTCCCCGGTCTCCGTGCTGGAGATTGGGGTGGGCGGATACCAGGACCCGATGACCGGCGGCGAGTCGCTGAAGATGTGGCGCGACTACTTCCCGAACGGGACCATCGTCGGGCTGGACATCCACGCCAAGGCGATGAACCTGGGGGAGCGGGTCCACATCGAGAAGGGCGACATCACCGACCGTCGCGTCGTGCGCCATCTCGGCGAGACCTACGGGCCGTTCGACATCATCATCGACGACGGCTCGCATCGGTGCGACGACGTGATGATGGCCTGGGCGTACCTCTGGGAGTTCCTGAAGGACGGCGGCTGGTACGTCGTCGAAGACCTCCAGACGAGCTACTGGTCGGAGTACGGCGGCTCCTCGGAGCGCACCGGCGAGACGACCATCGGCTGGATATTCGGTCTCATCAACCACCTGCACTACGCCGACCTGAACATCGCGAACTACCACGTCACCGACTACGACCGCACGCTCGTCGGCATCGAGCTTGCGCGGAACCTCGCGTTCATCCGCAAGGGCGACAACACGAAGCCCTCCGAGATGATGCCGGAGCACCCGCACGCGCTCGTCGGCGAGTCGCGGCCGGACGGGGTTCCGATGGAGGTCACGGTCGGATGAAGCTGTGGACGAAGGTCGAGAAGCCCGTGGACCGGCGCGTGCTCGTGCCGTACACGAAGGCGACCGAGAAGGTGCAGGCGGTCATCGACTGCTTGCGCATCCAGTACGTCCAGCCGGAGGCCGTGAAGGTCGACACCGGCGACGCCTACTGGAAGATGCTGCGTGACGCCTGGTCCGACGGCCGCGAGTTCATGGTCGTCGAGCACGACGTGATGGTCTGGCCTGGGTCCGTGGCGTTCCTGTTCAGCTGTGACATGGACTGGTGCGTCCTGCCGACGCTCTGCCACGGACGCATGTATACGACCTCGCTGGGCGCGATGCGATTCGGTGCCACGATGATTCAGCGCAACCCTGGACTGTGGGACCGCATCTCGTCCGAATGGATGTACCTCGATGCCCATCTCTCCGAGGAGATGGGGTGGCCCTTCATCACACCGCACGCGCACTACCCGGCGGCGGCGCACCTGAACGAGTCGCAGTGGCCGAACGACATCTCGATGCGTGAGATTGAGCGCCGAGTCGGCTGGCATGTGCAGGAGTCCGGCGGCGACCCTGTCGCTTGGATGGGGGACCACAAGGAGGAGACATGGCAAACGTCCTGACCAACCGGAGGCGCGTATGAAACGTGCTCCGGTCCTCCAGGCGAAGCAGGGAAAGGGCCAGCCGCTCCTCAGCCCGGAGGCGACTGAGCGCAAGCGCGCGCGCAATCGGGAATACATGGCCCGCAAGCAGAAGACCAGAACGCCGGAGGAGAAGGCAAGACTGCGCGAGTATCAGCGGACCTATCGGGCGGAGAATCCCGACAAGGTGCGCGAGTGGAACAAGCGCCACAACCTGCGTGGCAAGTACGGGCTGAGCGAGCAGGAGTTCCACGAGATGCTCATCGCGCAGGATGGTCTCTGCGGAGTCTGCTATTCCGAACCCGCTACTGACATCGACCACGACCACGAAGAAGGAACCGTGCGCGGGCTGCTGTGCAACCCGTGCAACCTCGCCCTAGGGTTGTTCCGTGACGACATCGAACGGTTGAACGGTGCCGTTCTCTACCTGAAGGGGGAATGACTTATCGCTAATGTCTTGACCAATCTGGGCGAGGAGTGGGTCGTCGACCGGCTCATCGGTACGTCCGGGACCTACTCGTCTTCGACCGGCGCGTACGTCGGCTGGGGAACCGGAGCAGGCACGAGCAACAAGACCGACACGGCGCTGTTCACGCAGTCGAACGACCCAAGCTCGACGGCGATGGTCTCGACGAACGCGTCCGTGACGAAGACGGGAACCGGTTCGTCGGCGAAGTGGCAGTGCGTCTCGACGCTGCCGTCGACATCCAGCCAGACCATCACGAACGCGGGCATCTGGGCAGGCGCCAACGCCTCGTCGGCTGCTCTGTTCGTGAAGGGCGACTTCACCGGTATCCCGCTCGTGTCCGGCGACAGCATCCAGTTCACCTTCACGCTAGACCCAAGCTGAGGCGCTAATGGCGCGCCGGTTCTACCAGCCGACTGGGGACGTTCCGGCTGTATCCCCGGCGTTCGATGCGGCATGGACGCTGACCGGGTCGGCGGTGCGTCGGCGCATGATGACCGTCGTAAAGACGGCCAACGACGCGGTGGCCAACGGAGGCGCCATCGCGTCGAACGCATCCGGCGATGTGGTGCTGCACCGGCAGTACGTGTCGGACCCGATGAACGCCGGTCTGGTGTTCGACACATCCACCACGTACAAGTGCTATCTCCAGGCGTTGGAGTCGGCCATCAACGACAACGCCTTCCCTCGCATGGGCGTGCGCATCGTGAGCTACGACGGTTCCACCGTGCGCGCGACGCTCCTGGCGGTGGCCGACTACTCCACGCCGACCGAGTTCAACACGGCGCTGCGCAACAAGATATTCGCCAACGGCGACACGGGCACGAACGCCTCGTACACGACGCAGACCGGCGACCGGCTCGTCGTGGAACTGGGACACGGCGACACAGCTGGCGCCACCATCTCGGTGACGCTGCGATGGGGCACGTCGGGTGCATCGAGCGGCGACCTGCCGGAGGACGAGACGACGACCACCACGACGTTCCGTGGATGGTTCGAGACGTCAACGACCGTCACGTTCTGGGAGCAGGCCGACGACTTCGAGGTCTCGCCTGACAACACGACCCTCAACCCAGGGAACATCGCCACGACGACGGCCACGGGCACGACGGTCTCAGACTCGGGACGCACGCCAGCTGTCGGCTCCTTCTCGGCGATGTTCGCGGCGCCTGCTGCAACCACCCAGCTTCGATATGACCACCTGGCTGTGTCCGAGGCGTGGTGGCGCTTCTACGTGCAGATGGACACGCTCGCGCCCGCCAACGTCGACCTGATTCTCATACGCAACGGCGCCTCGAACGCAGGCAGTATGCAAATCAACACGGCTGGCAACATCCGGCTGCGTGACCAGACCCTGGCGCAGATTGACCTCTCGGCGGCCACGCTCGCGGTGGACGTGTGGCATCGCATCGAACTGCACATGACCACCACGCGGTTGGAGTGCCGCTACTGGTCCGACCCCACTCATCACGGCGGTCCCTCGTCTGTCGTGGAGGATGAGACGACGCTCGGTGGCACCGTAAGCAATACGACGTGGGACAACTTCGCCATCGGAGTCGTCTCGGCTACGACGTGGACCATCTGGCTGGACGCGTTGGCGGTGCGCTTCGCTGATGGCTGGGTGGGGTCAGCCCGTCCATACTCGTTGTCGCCACGCGCACGTCATCCGATGCAAGCCCAGCTGACGAGATAGGAGAGCGCCATGAGCAGGATGTATTCCGCACCGATGGACGCCATCGCCGTGACGACGGCGACCGACCTGTTCCACATCACGGTGGCCGACACCATCGTCATCCACGTCCTGGAGTTCTGCCAGACCACGGACCTCGGGGACGCGCAGGAGGAGGTCCTGCGTATCGGTCTCTATCGGGAAGTGACGGGTGGGTCCGGCGGTACGGCGCTGACCGAGTCGCCCTACCTGGACAAGGACGACACGGCCGCGACGGCAGCGGTGCTCGCCGCTAACTCGTCCATCTCGACGGGCGGTGTGCTGCTCGACATCATCGGGTGGAACATCCGCGTGCCGCTGGAGAAGATATGGACGCCGGAGACGCGGCCGTCCTTCGACTCGACCGAGGACCCGGTGGCCTTCCGGTTGCTGACGGCGCCGACCGACTCCATCACCATCAGCGGCACCATCATCTGGGAAGAATTCTAAGTCGATGCCAGCACGCCGGGGGTCGCGGACCTCGCGCGGCGGCGGTGTATTCCGCAGGCGATTCATCCAGCCGCCGACGCAGGTGCGGGAGTGGATACCCTCCGCTGGCGTCAGCGGGACCCTCAACTTCCAGCAGGTCGACGTCACCATGACGCTCACGCCTGCGCTGGTGCGCCAGGTGGGCAAGCCACTGGCGACCGCCCTCTCGTTCGCTGTGGCGCTCTCCCGGCGAACCTCGAAGACGGCAGCGGTGACCATGACCCTGACGGTCGCGCTCCTGCGCATGGTCGGCAAGCCCATCGCCGTCGGTCTGACCATGACCGCCGCGCTGACGAAGCAGACCGCGAAGACCATCGCCGTGACGCTGACGATGACCGCCGCGCTCGTGACCGCGAAGATAAAGGTGGTCGCCATCCCGGTGACGATGACGCTCACCGCTGCCCTGAGCAGGATGGTGGGCAAGCCGCTCGCCACGACCATGACGTTGACCGCCGCGCTCTCGCGCATGGTCGGGAAGGTCCTCGCGCAGTCGTTCACGATGACGGTCGCGCAGACGCGCAAGACCGCCAAGACCATCGCGGTGACCGTGACCATGACGGCGGCGCTCGTGACCGCGAAGATAAAGGTCGTCGCAATCGCGGTCACCATGACGCTCACGGCCGCGCTCACGAAGCAGGTCGGCAAGCCCATCGCGACCGCGCTCTCGTTCGCCGTGGCACTCACGAAGCAGGTCGGGAAGGTCATCGCCACGTCGCTGACCCTGACCGTGGCGCAGGTCCGGCGGACCTCCAAGACCATCGCTCCGACGCTGACCCTCACGGCGGCCCTGACGTTCTCGAAGGTCAAGGTGATTGCCATCGCGGTGACGGTCACGCTGACGGCCGCCCTCAGCCGCCGGGTCGGCAAGCCCATCGCCACGGCCATGACCCTGACGGTCGAACTGTTCAAGCGCATCCCGCAGCGCATCGCGGTGACCTTCACGATGACCGTCGCCCTCGGCCGCCGTATCCCGAAGACCATCGCCACGACGATGACCCTCACCGCCGCGCTGTCGCGGAGCACCGCCAAGACCATCGCGGCGGGCGTGACCCTGACGGTCGGCATGGTTCGCGCGACGGCTCGCACCATCCTGCTGGCCGTCACCACGACCATCGTCCCGGCGCTCTCACGCCAGGTCCGGCACACCCTGGACGCCACGACCACGTTCGCCGTGGCGCTCTCGCGGCGTATCGGCAAGAGCATGGCGGCCTCGTTCGTGACGACCATCACGCTCAACGCCTACCAGTTCTCAGGCATCCTCTACTCGCAGGCGGTGGATGCGGTCACGACGCTCGTCGTCGGGCTGAACAAGCGCATCCCGCAGCACATCTCGGTAGCCGTGGGATTCCTGGTCTCCTTGGTCCGTAGGATTCACCAGAGGTTCCCGACCTGGCCAGGAAGCAGCAACGACAACTGGCCGCAGAGCGACAACGACAACTGGCCGCAGACGAGCGGCGACGACTGGGAGGAATAGGATGACCATCACGATGATTCTTCCGCCGTTCATCTCGACGGATGACCTGGCCGCGCTGATTGGCGCACCGGTGGACGGCTCCGACCTCATCACCGACATCGCCCTGGACTCAGCGTGTACCTCGGTGCGCTCCTACCTTCAGCAGGAGGTCAACTACCGGGCCGACGCTACCGAGGAACTGGACGGGCGTGGCCTGGTGACGCTGCGATTGCGGGAGCGCCCCATCCGCTCGGTCGCCTCGGTCACGGTTGACGGCGTCGCCCTGGAGACGACCGGGTGGAACCTCCGGGGGAACCTGCTCCGGCGTATCGACGGCGGGGTCTTCACGCTGGGCATCGCGAACGTCGTGGTCGTCTACTCCCACGGGTGGGACGTCTCCGACCCCATCACGCTACCCGTCCCTGCCGACATCCGAATGGTGGCCCTCATCGCCGCCAGGAGGGTCTACTCGGCTGTAGGGGCAACGGACGCGGCCGGGACGCAGCAGAGCGAGACGATGGGCAGCTACTCCTACACGTCCGGCTCGACGGCGCAAGTGGCCTCCACGGCCGCGCAGCTGTTGGACCCGGAGAAAGAGGTTCTGCACTGGTATCGGGTGGGGCTGATTCCGTGAGTTTCGACGGGCTGCTCATCCACCTGGTCGACATCACCACGCCGGACCTGCCGGAGACGACCACTGACCGCTACGGGAACCCGACGCTCACCGCAACGACGGTCACTGGGGTACGGGCGCGGGTCCAGCAGACGGCGGCGGACGAGAACCTGGTGAACCGCGACACGCGGGTGACGTCGTTCCTGATGTTCGTCCCGGCGGCCACGGTCATCACGGGTCTGTCGACCATCGCCTGGGACGGTCGCTCGTTCCGCATCCAGGGAGAGCCGTGGGTGGTCGACGGCCGCAACGCGCCGCATCACATCGAGGCTCGTCTGGAGGAAATCCTTGGCTAGCACGAGCACGCACTTCATCCCGAATCGAGCAGGCCTGCTGGAGATTCAGCGGACGGTCCAGATGGTGAAGGGCATGGAGGCGTTCGCCGAGAAGATTGTCGACGGCGTGCGGAGCGTCGCACCGGTGGACGAGGACGCGGATGCGCACTACATCGACATGCTCGAAGTCGAGTCGGGAATCGAGTCGGGGGTGGCGACGGCGCACGTCATCGCGATGAAGTTCACGGCGCTGTTCCTGGAATTCGGAACCGGAGCGCCAGGGCCGACACCCGCGTTCGCTCCGCTCCGGCGCGGTGCAGAGTCGGCTGGGTTCAGGGTGACGGGCGGTGCCAAGGGATGACCACCTACCCGGCGTTCCCCGATGCGGAAGCGGTCGTCGCTTCCTGGCTCCGCAGCCATGTCCCAGGGCTGTCTCGCGTCTACTCCTCGGTCCCGGCGAAGCCGACCTATCCGCTCGTCACGGTCTCCAGGACCGGCGGCGCCCCGGCGGTGCGCCAGTACCTGGACGCGCCGAGGGTCGACGTGAACGTGTGGGGAAACTCGAAGTCGGAGGCCTACGACCTCGCCGCCGCTTGCCGGAAGTCTCTGATGGAGATGGAAGGACAGAGCGTGACGGACCCGGTCGCGGCGTTCGTGTCGGGTGTCGACGACGTTGTGGGAGTGACGTTCCTGCCGGACGAGACGACCGCGAGGGACAGATACGTGTTCTCCGTGACGGTCTATCTCCGGTGAACTGTCCTCGATGCGGTGAGGACGTCCCCGACCACCTGAAGCATCTCCCCTCTCGGGAGACCAACGGCAAGCATCTGGGCGGCTGCATGATGGTCTCCGTGGACAAGGACGGTCGCTCCAATCGCGAGCGAATCGCCTGGACTCAGCTGAGGAAAGCAGCGTCGGGCGGCAAGCGGGTGTAGCATGAGCCAGCCCTAGCAGCCGGGTCTCCGAAATCCGGTTCATATCGAAGGGACGTCCGAGTCCCGGAGGAGGGCTGCATAGTGGCCGGAAACAACGCCACTGAGGTCGTCGTTGGAGCGAATGGTCAGGTCTACGTCGGCCCAACCAGCGCGTCCGCGCCGACCGGTATCAACAGCGCATTGACGACCCCGTGGGTCGCACTGGGTTTCTGTTCCGAGGACGGCGCCAAGATTACGGACTCGAAGACCATCGAGGACATCGGCGCCTGGCAGTCGTTCTATCCCATCCGCAAGCTGGTCGCCGCGCGTGAGTTCACGGTCGACTTCGCGCTCCGGCAGTGGAACCAGGACAACGTCCCGTTCGCGTTCGGCGGCGGCTCCATCACCAACGTGTCGGGCGGATTCAAGTTCACACCGCCGGACCCCAGCGTCATCGACGAGCGTTCGCTGACGTTGACGTGGCAGGACGGGCTGAAGCGGTACATGCTCTACGTTCCGCGCGGCATCCACACAGCCAACACCGAGGCGGCGTTCATGCGGACGGCAGCGTCCGACCTCGCCATCTCGTTCTCGGCTCTGTCCGACGGCATCACCGCGCCTTACCAACTGTTCACCGACGACCCGGCGTTCACATCGTCGGTCTAAGGTGAGCGAACATGATAGACGCAGACTCTGCGCGAGCGGCTCGTCGTGAGGCGCTCGGTCATTCGCCGTCCGTAAAGCTAGGTGGCAAGACCTACAAGCTCCCGGTGGAGCTATCCATCGAGACCGTCGAACTGCTCGACTCTGTCACTGAACCAGACGTGAACGAGTGGGAGGTCGTGCAGAAGGTCATGCCGCTGCTGTTCGGCAAGAAGGCCGAGGAGGTTCAGAAGGAGGCGTCGCTCGGTGACATCTTCTTCATCTTCAGGAACCTGCTGAAGGAGTACGGGCTGCAATCGGGAAATGGCGTAGCCTCGCCTCCGTCCTCGGGGACTACTGGGACACGGCCGAGGCGGTCTTCCAAGACAAGTACGGAATCGACCTGAGATGCGCGGTCTACGGCCCGAACCCGACGGGCGTCCGCAGGCTGTGGGTTCTCGTGAAGCACGCGCTCCCGGACATGGGGCTGCAACTTGTCGAGCGCGAGCCGGAAGCGGAGGCGAAGCCTGAGATGGCGACACCGAAGCAGCTGGCATCGTTCGTGAGCGAGAGCGTCGCAGCGATGGAGACCGAGAACTGGGCTGACGTGGTGAAGGAGCAGGTCTCGTGGCAGTAAACGTCGGCACCGCTGAAATCGCTGTTGTCCCGGAGATGAAGAACTTCGGACAGCAGGCTGCCAGCGGTCTGTCGTCCGCCAAGAGTGGCCTGACGAAAGCCGCCGGTCTGCTGGGCGTTGGCCTCGGTGCTGCCTTCGCGCTGTCCTTCGGCAAGGAAATCGTGGGCGCGGCGAACGAGGCGGAACGGTCGAACAAGAGGCTCGCGGCCGCGACGGAGGGCACCAGCGTCAGCACGCAGAAGCTCATCGACGACTTCGCAGCGTTAGGTCTGGAGACCGCGCAGGACGACGAGATGCTGAAGGACCTCGCGGCGACGTTGTTGCGGATGGGATTCAAGGGGTCGACCTCCCAACTGGAGGCGGAGGTCCAGGCCATCACCGACCTCGGCGCCGCGACGTCGAAGGGCACCAACATCATCACGCGGTTCTTCGTCGCCTTGAACACGGGCAACGTCACGAAGGCTATCTCCTCGGCGAGGACGCTGGGTCTCGTCACGCAGGAGCAGGCGGACCACTTCAAGGAGATGGCGGCGCAAGGCAAGGCTGCCGAGGTCATCCAGCGACTCCTCACGCGGGCGGAGGAGCGCGGGAACGGCGCCGCAGCTGCACAAGCCACCGCCCTGGACAAGCTGGCCAACAGGTGGGCCGAATTCAAGGAGGAGCTTGGCACTGGCGTGAAGGTCGCCCTGGAGAACGTCGGGTTCATCTTCGAGGGGCTGAAGCAGAACATCCCCGGCGTGGTGGCCGTGCTCGGACTGTTGACGCTCGGCTGGGTCGCGTCCGGCGGGGCTGCATCGGCCGCAGAGACCGCGTACCTGGCTGCCTCGTACGCCTTGGATGCGGCGCTCGGTCCTATCGGTCTTGTCGTCGGTGCGCTCAGCCTGTTGACGCTGGGGTGGGCCGAGAACGCGAAGATTGCGGCGCAGAACGCCGAGACCATCGACGCCTGGGCGCAGTCCATCTCCGATGGAGACGCGACCCTAGAGCAGTTCCAGGCGAATCTCGCCGCGTCCGACATCCCCGGCTGGGCGCAGGACACCGCAGACGCAGCGGTGGAGCAGGTCAAGCTGAAGACCGCGCTGCTGGACCTGGACAAGGGTCTGAAGGACGGGACCCTCTCGGCTGCGGAATACACCGCGAAGGCCAGGGAGTTGGGTCTGACCTCTCGGCAGATAACGGCGAACCTGAACGCCGAGAAGGAGCAGTCGGACGACACTGGAGACTCGGTCATCGACCTGGCGAAGGCGCACCGCATCGCGGCCGAGGCTGCCCATGCGCAGAAGATTGCGGAGGAGCAGCTGGCCGGTGGGTTGCTTGGACTCCGCGCCGATGCGCAGGCGATTGCGGATAGTCAGGCGACCCTGAACCAGCTGCGCGCGGACGGCAAGACGAAGACGCGGGAGTATCGGGATGCGGAAGCCGACCTGCTCCAGAACCAGCTGACGCTCACGAGTGACATCCGGGAATACAACGCCGCCCTGAAGGAGCAGGGGCTGACCTCCGACGACGTGCGGGATAAGGTTCTGGCTCTCGGCAGGTCCCTCGGACTGACCAAGCAGGACGTGGAGAACATCCTCGGTCCCCTGGGGCAGTACGACAGCCTGCTCCGCAACCTGCCGGACGAGGTCGTCACGAACGTGCGCACGACCTACTCGCACCAGCAGCTGGCAGCGGGCGGAGTGGCTCTCGGTGGTACGACCCTCGTGGGTGAGCGTGGGCCGGAACTGGTGGAGCTTCCGCGTGGCGCCGTCGTCACGCCGAACAGCGAGATTCGGCGCGGCCGGGTGCGGGCGGCGGGATGGTCGGACGAGCCAGTGCACATCGTCGGCGAACTGAAGATTGCGGACTGGCGGAACGGTATCGGGAAGTTGGATGCAGAACTGGCGTGGGGCGACGCTCCCGCGAGGACGGGCTAACGGAAGGAGAGTGACATGGCAGCGACAGTAGTCATCGAGCGATGGACGGGTTCCGGTGCAGGCACCGGCGCCGACCTCGCGGCGAGCAGCAACACGACCAGGCTGAAGCAGGCGGACAACGGCACGGCCGACACGAACAACCCGGTCCCCGCCGTCACGACGTCCTACTCGTACTGGGCGAACACCCGGCTCCACTGCACGGTGGTCCCGGCGAACCTCATCAACAACCTGAAGTGGTACTCCGACGGCGTCTCCGCTGGGACCGGACTCACGGTCAACGCGGCGAAGGCCTCGACGGGAGCCAACGCGGGATACCGGCAGGCAACGTCGGCGGTCGCGCTGAACAACACGAACCACACCGGCCTGGACGTGGCCAGCCCGACGGACGCCTCGACGTACACGTCAGGCTCCCCGCTCTCGCTGACCGGCTCGACGTCGACCGCCATCGTGTTCGGCGACTTCGTGGTCTTCCAGCTGGCGGTCACCGCGAGCGCCTCGCCGGGCGCCATGTCGGCACGCACGTACACCTGGCAGTGGGACGAGACCTAAGCCATGACGAGCGATAGAGGGCTGGACGCCATCCTCCCGGACTACGCGCCGGAATTCATGTCTCCGGCGGACTACGCGTACTGGGAGGTCCTCTACACCGACGGCACCACGCTGCGCGAGACCGACGGCAAGACGTACGCCGACATCGACCGCAGCAAGGTGGCGAGCTTCCGCATCGTGCACGGCGGGGAGACGCTCATCGAGACGTTCCCGGAGGGCGGAGCGACGGGGCACAACCTCGTGTATCGGCGGCGCACGCAGTACGGCGGAGCGGGACGGCGCGTCATCTTCCTGTTCGGATGGGCACCGATGGGTCCGGTGTTCGTGCTCGACCCGGAGAACGTGTCGTACCGCGTCGCTGAAGGCTTCGACCCCACCGACCAGGAACTGTCACCACCCCAGCCCATGCCGGGGGAACCAGAGGAGATGTTGGACTACATGAAGCTCCTGTCCCCGTAGGGGGCGCCGCCCATGACGCTCCTCTGCTACTCCAGCTTCAATGACGGGAGCGACCCTGACCAGGTCAAGGTCAGGAACTACCACCACGGCAACCCCGGTGCCTGCAACGACAGTTCCCCCATCATCGCGAGCGAGAGCACCGAACCCAGCTTCCACTGGGGTGGGAACCGCGAGCACTACGGCGGCTCCTTGGAGACGACGCCGCTGACGAACATGTTGACGGCTGATGACTTCAACAAGGACCGGCTCACGCTGTGCTCGTCGGGACTCAGCAACTCCTACGCGGCGGTCGCCGCAGCGGCCGTCGGCAGCACCATCTGGAACAACCTGGTGGCGCGCGGTGTGGAGATTCGCAACTTGCAGAACGCACGCCGTGGGCTTCGCAAGTGGGGGAGCACGTTCTGCTGGACGCTCAGCCACGAGGTCTTCTCCAAGGCCAACCCGACCGAGTGGCTCGGCGCGATGCGCACCATCATCGAGGCGTGGAAGTCCGCCGGTGTCGTGATGTGGCAGGGCGGCAACGACCTGTCGACGACCGTTGAAGGTCTCATCCCCGGCGTGTGTCTCATCGCCGACCACCCGACCGGATTCCCCGGACACCTGAACGACATCGACCTGTTCTGGCCGCCGACCACGAACGCCACGGTGCAGAACGACCTCTGGGCGAACGACAACCTCGTGCTGTTCGCGCCGGACCAATACAACGGGTCGCAGGCCTTCCGCTACTACCCGCCCTCCAGCTTGTTCGTGAACCTCCGCAACAAGGCACGCGCTCGCGCTGCTCTGTCTGCCCAACGCGGTCGGCCGTTCGTCACCGGTATCTACGAGCACGCGTGCGCGGAGCTTGAACACTTCACGAACGGTCCTGGCGCGACGCTGACGTCGAGCGGTGTGTCCTACCCCGGCTGGAACGCCGTGTATCCAAGCACTCCGTACAGCAAGCAGTTCTGGCAGGCCGAGGCCGGGGCGTGGCTCCGCGACAACTGGCCCGACCTCGCGTTCCTCGTGTATTGGGACAACAACGCGAACGGTAACTCTGGCCCTGGTTCGGTGGGCATCACCAACTTCCTGGACTCGTCGGAAGCTGCGTGGGATTCGTTCATCGCGAACTGGGTCAACAACTCGACCTTCCAGAACGCGTCCGACCCGGTCCCGTCCGGCGCTGCTCCGCCTTCGCCGCCGGTCAACTCTCCGCAGCTGGTCTCGTCGACCGCCATCATCAACTCGACCACGGACGGCACGGTGTTCAACTCCACGCCGTTCGATGTGGCGGATGACGAACTGCTCCTGTTCTGGCTGGAGGCCGACCGCACGGACAACGTCAACCCGACGTTCCCCACGTTTTCATTCACCGCTGGTTCGGGGGTGGTCCCCACTGTTCCCGCGCGGTACTTCGGCTCGGAGAACCAGTGGTCGACCACGGCGGCGCTGCGCTCGCAGCAGAGCTTGTGGCTGACCCGAAGCAACGGTGGCGCGGCGACCGGGCTGGTCCTGCGCGCCACGTTCGCCTCAACGCACCAGGGATGCACCGTCATCATGGAGCGCATCAAAGGCGCTGACATCAGCGGCGTCACCCCGTCCATCGCAGCGGTCGGCCTGCTCACCGCTCCGGCCATCAATCAGATGTACGGGAACATGCCGGTGGCGAGCAACTCGCGTAACCGCACGTTCGCGTTCGTCAGCCACGCGCTGAACGAACCGACGACACCGCTCCGCCTTGGTCCTACCGTCAACGGCACGCCGGTGGGGGCGTATAGCTCGGGCGGGTCGCTCACCCTCACGCGCCCGGCTGGAGCGCAACTCGGTGACGTGCTCATCGCGTCCATGAACTTCACGCCGAATCCCACGCTCGTGCTGCCGGATGGATGGACCCTGCTCGCGCGGTCTCGCGATGTCCACGTCTTCGGCATCTATGTCGACGCCGACGTGCTGGCCACTTCGAGCTTCACCTGGAGCGGCGGGTCGACCGGAGTGAGCGGAGGCATCGTCACGGCGTACGCGAACGTGGGCACTATCGGCGTGTTCGCAGGGCTGTCGGACACCGACCTCAACGCATCGGTGAACATGCCGTCGGTCTCGACCGTTGAGCCTGATGCGCTGTGCATCGCGGCCATCGGTTCGTACAACGGCGTGTATGCCCTGAGCGCAACGAACAGCTGGGTGCAGCGAGGAGTGCAGCCGTCAGCGCCGCAGACCATCACCATCCTGGACCGTCCGACCCCGACCGCCGGTGCCATCGGCACCGCCGTCGCCACGATGGTCACGTCGGGGCAGCAGGCCGACACCGTCGTCGTCGTGCTGGAGTCAGAGTCCCTCGTAGCAGAGGGCACCGACGTCACCCGCCTGACCCCTGGCATCGGGACCGAGACGTACCACAGCGTGACCGACACCATCAGGAAGCCTGGCGCCCAGTGGGCGACGGTCACCGCTGCCGGGATAGTCGCGGTTGAGGTCAACGCCGCTGGGTCGGCGTCCGGCGTTCTGCTCGGTGCGACCGTCAACAACCTGTCGACCTTCGAGACGATGATGGGGCGCAACGTCGACGTGGAGCGCATCTACGTCGCCGATACCGCAGCGACCGTGCCGTGGGGGTCCGGCGGCTGGGCGCAGGCCGTCACCGCCAACACGCACGGAGCGTCGTCGTTCATCTCGTGCTTCCTCGGGACGAACACCTGGGCACAGATTGCGGCGGGGAACGTCGACACGTACCTGACCGGTATCGCGACGAACCTGGCCACGCTCCTGCCTGGGGTCTTCTGCTACTTCCCAGAGCCGGAGGACGACACGGGAACGCGCGGCACGTCGGCGCAGTTCCGCTCGGCGATGACGCACGTCATCAACCTGATGCGCCCGCTCATGCCGGAGTGGCGGTTCGCGGTGTGCCTGTCGGACACCAGCTGGTTCAACACGACCGCGTTCATCGGGAACCCCAACTTCTCGGCGAACGGCCGTGTCCCCGCCGACTGGATTGTCCCGGAGGCCGACATCCTGGCGGTGAACGCCTTCAACCGCAAGGGCGCCACGTATCCCGCGCACCCCTACGCTGACCCGGCCGCCTCCACGTATCCCGACATCCCGGTGGCGCTGTTCGCTGACGAATGGCTGGCGACGGCGGCGACGTACGGGAAGACTGTGATGCTGTCGGAATTCGGGTGCGCTGTCGACGACCCAGCCGTGAACGCGAACGGTCACTCGACGCGCGCCCAGTGGATTGCCGCAGCGATGACGTACATGCGCGGCAAGGTGGAGACGGTCAACTACACCGACCTGGACCAGGCGAACCAGCGCATCAACCTGCGTATCACCGGAGGCGTGGCAGGTGCGGAGCAGGACTCGGTGACGGCGTTCGCCACGGGCGCGGCGTCGGTGGCTCTGAACAAGACCCACACGGCCACGGCGCTCATCAAGAAGACGCTCACCAAGACCCACACCGCGACGGCCATCGTGCGCAAGGCCGTCACGAAGACGCATACGGTGACCGCCGTCATCAACGCTCCGCTCCGCGTGACGCACACGGCCGACGCCATCATCACCAAGTCGGGCGTCACGAAGTCGCACACGGTGACGGCGTTCATCCAGCCGTATGTGCTCGTCGTCCATATCAACTCGAACACCGGGACTAACGTCACGTCAGTGACGGTGTCCTGATGACCCTCTCCCCGCTCTGGATTGAGGGTTTCGACCACGAAGTCCTGGACGTCAGCCAGTTCGGCGGCTCTGGGCAGGGCGTCTGGGACACG